CTTAGCCCCCCACCACCCGTCCCCGGCGAGGCCAGCTGCGAGACCTGCAGCTTCGCCCGCCTGATGACCGACCGGCTCCACTGCTGCTATTGGCCGCCGACCGGCCTCGGGGCCTGGCCTCCTCCGGTCGACCCCAGCATGTGGTGCGGCTTCTTTGTCGAGGGCCCCTCCACCCGGCCCGTCGGCCGCCACCTGACCCTGGCCGAGGCCGAGGATGAGGACACCCTGCGGGCCGCTCATGGCGATGCACCAACATCCACCGCAGTATCCCCGAGCTGACTAGACTAGGGTTCGATTTCGCTTGCTTTCCCTTTTGATATCGCTTAAACTTCGCCTTGCTACCTTTGTCCCCCACACGTCAGACAAAGGTAGTGGTCGGCCTGACGCGGTGCGCCCGCGTCGGTCTACCTCCCTAAGACTTGGGGCCGCTTCCCCAGCGGCCCCGTCCTTTTACCAAGGAGGCACCCCGCCTATGACAGCTGACACCGACGAAGCAACCGGACCCGGCAACGGCCTCTACACGGCCCCGGTCAAGCGCAAGATCGCCAACACGACCATCGCTGGCGCGATGGTTACCGTGCAGTTTACCGAGGCCTTCGGCAGCGCCGTGGTCACCATCGATACCAACAAGGCCCCCGACAACGGGACCCGGGAGCTTCTTGCCGCGCAAGGAGCAGCGACCGTGATCCAGAACGCCTACAGTGCCACGGGCGCGAAGGACGACCCCGTCAAGGCCGCCAAGGAGGCAGTGGCGGCCCTCATGGCTGGGACCTGGATGCCGGGGCCGCCCCGCTCCGAGGTCCTACCCGACCCCCTCCTGGTTGCGACTGCCGACCACCTGACCAAGGAGAGCGGCAAGACCTACAGCGTGGACCAGGTGCTGGAGACCTTCCTCCCGGCCTACCAACGGAAGCACGGCTACGACAGCGTCGGCGCGGCCCGCCGCCGCCTCCGCACCCACCCGGACATCGCCCGCCGCATCGCCGAGATCGAGGCGGACCGTGCTAAGCATGCCCGGGACAAGGTCAAGGGCGCTCACAGCGAGTCCCTGCTTGACATCTGATTACTTGTGGCCCAAGTAATCGCCTAGACCACTTCCCCCAAAGTGGGTCTGGGCCGCCCTGGCCCCGAAGCCCCCGTTGGCCCCCCCGACGGGGGCTTCTTCGCGCCCGCGAAGCGTTACCTTGTGTAAGTAAAACGTGAACGTTCACGGTTAGGTCCCGTCCAGGTAAAAAGCAAGTAAAAGAGGTGCGACATTTCGTCGCAGCCGAGAAAAACCGCTTGCGCGTCTTCGCGCCAAGGCGCATCATCTCGACCCTTCTACCGGTAACCAGGCTACCAAGTATAGCCTGCTCTGAAGAAGCCGCTATGCCAAGTGCTGCCCAATCTCTTCTCGCCGGTATGCTCCGCCACTCTTTACAGGAGGACGACACGGTCATGGACCACCAGGACGCCGCGAATATCCTACGCATCCGCGTGTTGGAGGGAGAGGACATCCCGGCCTCGGAGATGCTCTTTATCTGCAACCAGATCCGCCAGGGCCGCCGCACCGCGGAGCCCAAGCCCACCTCCAGCCGCGCGCGTAAGTTCACCCCCGTCAACGAGAACCTGACCGACCTGCTGGACCAACCCCTGTAAGGAGATAGAGAATGGCTAACGTAGCCCAGCTACTGACAGCGGCCCTTATCCCCGCCAAGGCCCCCGTCGAGATGATCGACCGCGCCAGGAACGGTTACTACAGCGGCCACACCAGTCCTTTAACAATGCCAGTCACACAGCTCATCTCGGACTGTCTTAGGGCCGGACTACCAAGCATAGCGGATCGCGCCCGCGCCGGCGACTTCACCGGGCAGTGAGAATGATTATGATGGACAATACCATCTGCTACCCACACGCGCCCGAGTATGTGGAAGAGGTCAACCGCTTTACAGCAGAGGACGCTCTAGACCGGCTACCCACCAGCCTGCTGGCCAACCTCTATTTGCAGGGTGGGGTATCCCCCTGCTGGATTTGGACTGCAGGGCGCTCGGCTCAAGGCTATGGGCTAACCAAGTGGGCCAACCGGGTCCGCACGCTGCACCGGCTTGTCTACGAGAAGTTCGTAGACCGGCTGCCGGACGGCTATCACCTGGACCACCTCTGCTACGAGAAGCTGTGCTGCAATCCCAACCATCTAGACCCGGTTACCCAGGAAGAGAACCTGGAACGGGGCCGTCCCTCTCTCACAGCTAAGCGGCGGGCACAGAAGGTCTGCGCGAACGGCCACATCCTAGATGTGGTCGACAACCGGGGCCGGCGCGGGTGCAGCATCTGTCAACGCCGTAAGTGGTTCATTGCAACCCGTAAGCGTCGGGGTCAGCCATGGGAATGACCATCCAGCATCCTTCGGGACCGCTCGACCTATTGCCGGATTTCCCACAAGTTTGGGATAGCTCCAGCCGCGCGTCGTTCGTGTCGTGTCCAAGGAATTGGTACTACGGCTACCTCCTGGGCCTGCGTAAGTCTGCCGTCTCGGTCCACCTCCACTTCGGCGGCGCGATCGCCCACGGCCTGGAAGCCGCCCGCAAGGCCTACTGGGTCGACGGCCTCGACGTCGCCCAGTCGGTCGCCGAGGGCCTGCGTGCGCTCATAGCGTTCTGGGGGGACTTCGAGCTGAGCGACGAGATGCGCAAGAGCCGCAGCGGGGTCAAGGACCTCAGCGGCTGTATCGACGCCCTCTTCAGCTACTTCGAGGAGTTCCCCCTCGGACAGGATCAGGTCGAGCCCTTCGTGGTCAACGGCGAGGCCCTAATCGAGAAGAGCTTCGCCCTTCCCGTCCCGGGTACCTCCCATCCCCAGACCGGCGAGCCCATCGTCTACGCCGGTCGCTTCGACATGGTGGCCAAGCATGCCGGCGGACCCTCGCTGTATATTGTGGATGAGAAAACGACACTCTCCCTGGGCACTTCCTGGAGTGCCAACTGGCCGCTACGAGGCCAACTTACTGGCTACGTGTGGGGAGCACGTGCTTTTGGCATTGACCCCGCCGGCGTCATCATCCGTGGACTGGGCATCCTTAAGCAAAGCGTCCAATTCCAACAGCTCATCCTGACGAGGCCGCCCTGGCTCGTCGACCGTTGGCTGGCCCAGCTGGCCCAGGACATCAACCGTTGTGCCAGCATGTGGTGCGTCGCCCGTGACTACGACGGCGACCACCCCGAGAACGCCTTCGACCAAGTGTTCGACAGCGCCTGCTCGTCCTACGGCGGCTGCGGCTACCTCGGCCTATGCGATGTCCAGGACCCGATCCCCTGGTACTCGAACTACAGTATTTCCCATTGGGACCCGCTCCAGCGGGCCGGGGACATCCCATGACGGCGCGGCCACCGAGTGCATGAGGAAGGAGACAGACACGGTTTGATGGATGTGGAAGGGAAGAAGCAGATGGAGAAGACTAACACCCTGTTGATGGGGCCCGTCGCGACGGGCAAGACGTGGATCACCCGGACCCTGCTGGCCGAGTACCCGGACGCCGACGGCCGCACGCAGCGCGGCGCGGGCCTGACCGTGCACACGGTGTCCCTTGAGCCGGGCTGGGCCGACACCATGGGCGACTGCACCTGCGAGATGGGGATGCACTACTGCTACATCGCCCCGCTCGAAGCCGACTGGGACGCCATCGAGGACCTCGCCGACCGGGTCAACCAGGCCTCCGACGTCACCAAGGTGATCGACCAGAACAAGCGTAAGTACCGGCAGATGTTCGACACCTACGATGCGATGGTGAACTTCGTCTGTCACCGCTGCGGCAAGGAGTTCGGCCCTGTCAGCAAGATGGACACCAGCCACGCAGTGGTCGTCGATGGCCTGACCGGCCTCAGCCGGAACGCGATGACCCTCACGGTGGGCCTCAAGCCCTACAAGACGTGGCCGGAGTTTGACGCGGCGGGCCAGCAGGTCGAGAACTTTCTGCGCAAGTGCGTGTCGATCCCCGCCTCCTTTGTCCTCATCGCCCACTTGGACCGGGAGCCGGATGCGGCCACGCAGAGCACCCGCCTGACCATGCACACCATCGGCAACAAGCTGGCACCGCGTCTCACCAAGGACCTCTTCTCGGAGATCATCCTGACCCGCCGCGACGATCGGGGCCGGTTCTGGTGGTCGACCAACGAGGCCAACATGGACCTCAAGGCCCGCCGCCTCCCCTTCAGCGCCACCATCACCCCCGGCTTCAAGCAGCTGTTCGCCTAGCGGCGAACAGCGAGAGTACCCCGTGGGGCTGGCGGGTCACCCAGCCCACCAACTGTCTTCGGGAAGGAGACACAACATCATGGCTGACACTTTCGACCCTAGCGTACTGATCGAGACCGAGTACACCGGCGACCTCAACCGGCAGCTGACGCCGGTCCCGGAGGGCATCTTCTTCGGGCGCATCCGCGAAGGCGGCGTCAAGGTCAAGAAGGGCATCTCCAAGGCCGGCAACGCCTACTGCGTCTGCGACCTCGCCTTTGTCATCCAGGACGAGGAGGTGAAGGCCGCGACCAACCTGGAGGAGCCGATGGTCTTCGCGTCGGTCTTCCTCGACCTGACGCCCTCCGGCGCGCTTGAGACCAGGGAGAGCAACCCCAACGCCAACGTCCAGTTGGGCCGGCTCAAGCACGCCCTCGGCCTCAGGGAGGGCAAGCCCTGGTCGCTGCGTTCCTTCGAGGGCCTGGGCTGCTACCTCAAGGTCACCCAGGACCCGGACCCAGAGGACATCGAGAGCATCCGCAACCGGGTCACCGGCTTCTACCGCGAGCTGCGGGCTGCGCCCGCAGCCAAGAAGTAGCCGCTGCGTTTGGGGGGAGGGGTGGTCAAGACCCCTCCCTCCTTCTTCTCTCTCCACCACCTGTTGCGAGCGGAGCGAGCAATGACCCACGTAGACTTAAGCCCAAGCGTCGACCTGGCAATACGCAAGATGGCCTACCGGCGCGACTATGCGATGTCAATTGAACAGATAGCTAAGGCACTCCGTACAACGCCCGGGGCGGTAAGTCATTCCCTCCGCAAGCAGGGCATCAACCTCAAGGAGCAGCGCAGCTTTACTTCGACCTGGCTCAAACTAAAGCCCGAGCTGGTCGCCAACTTCCGTCGAGACCTGGCGCAGCAAGGGCTGCGCCTCCCCAGCTTTACTGTCGATCACCCGTGGAATAGGAGGAAGAGCAATGGTTCCTAGGATCA